TAGGCAGCGCCTTCGCTACCGTACATGCCCAGCGGGTCAGACCAGCCAAAGCTGTAACGCTCGCGGCTCTTGTAGCGAACGTTGCCGGTGTCGAAGTCACCATCCATGTTCTGCGCCATCGGCGTACGAACAAAGTGCTTCAGGCCGTTCGGCACATCGGTCGTCAGGAACCATGCGTCCGGGTCGGTCAGGAAGTGGTTGACCGTGTACCCTTCAGGAATAGCACCGTTCGACTTGATGGCGTTGATGTCGTTGTCGGAGGTCGACACGCGGAGTTCGGTCTCCAGCAGTCGAGTCGCAACGAACATCAGGCTAGGCGGAACAACCAGCTTCTTCGGCTTAGCCGCGATCAGCAGGCCACGCTCGTCGGTCCACGCAGCAATCTGGATGACCGCAGCCTCAAGCGAGGTTTCGTTGAGGTCAGCCGGGGTGCTGGGGATGTTCGAGTTGGTGCCGCCACCGACCAACGGGTGCGAAGCCGAGAACAGAGCCACGCCATCGCCACCGGGATAATCGGCGTCGAAGCCGTTATTCAGGACAGCCGCAGCCTTGGTCTGCTTGGTGTACGCCATGGCACGAGCAAGTGCCTTGGTGTAGCGGGCCGACAGCGAGTCGTACAGGTTGTCTTCGATGGCTTCTTCCGTGATGGAAAACCCGAGAGCAATCGTCTCGTGGTTGTAGCGAGCCGTCCAAGCTTCCTGTGCGTTGTCATAAGCGATGGCCGAACCTTCGTTCTTCACCGGCGCAGCCGAGAAGCCCGAGAGCTTGGTTTCTTCTTCGAACGAACGCTCAGAGCTTTCCGTTTCGAAGATTTGCTTATGCTCTTCGCCGTAGCGTGCGTATTCGAGGCCGAACAGGGCGTTCAGACCCGGCAGAAGCTCCTTGAGAAGCTGTGCGCGTGAAATTGCCATTGTTCAGTCTCCTTACACGCCGGTTGGGTTGAGGTACTGGTGCATACCCTGATTCCACTTGACGATAACCTCGGAATACGAACCGGGGTTACCCGCCAGAGCGGTATCGGGGATGACGTCCACCACGCGCACGGGCCACGTCGAGGTGGTTGCGGTGGTCGAGCTAACAGCCACGCGGCTGTTACCAGTGTTCGTCAGGCCCGAGTTCTGCACCAGAACAGCGTTGTTACCGACCGAAGTACGGTTCACAAAGCTCATGGTGGTGCCGCTCGAAACCACGGCGACCTTGAACAGCGCATCGGGATCGTCCAGCACGTAGGCCGTGATGCCGCTGATGTTCGTGGTACCGGGGTAGTACTGACGGAAGGTCAGACCAAACGTCGGATCGACGTAGGTGCAACCAAGGAACACACCTACCGGGGTAGCGGCGCTCGTACCGGTGTCCTTGTCGAGATTGCCGTCGCTGTTCAACTTGACGACGTCACCATAGAAGATGGCCGTGGACGAGTTGACAGCAATCGGAATCTGACGGGTGGACCCGGCAAACACCTGACCGCCGATAAGATTAATCGGGAGAAGCCCGTATGGGGCTTCAACAGCGGGATAAGCCATAATTAGCTCCTGTTATCTGCCTTTGCCAAATGATGTCGATGACTTCTTCTCACGGAAGAGAGGCATACGAGCATCGCTCTCGCGCATAAAGTTGTTGTCCACTGACTCCATCTGAGACTGATTTTTACCAGAGAAGTAAGACTTACGCTGGTTCATCAGTTCCATCGGGGCTTTGCAAAGCAGCAACCCTGCGACTTCGACGTTGTCCTTGAAGCGGCTGTCCGGATCGACCATCAGGCTAAACTTGGGTTGCTCGCTAATGCTAACAGGTTCCCAACCTTCGCGCAGCTTAGCCGAAATATTCCGGGGGTCCTTCTCACCGTTCGTGGAGACACGAATCCAGCGATAGGCGTAACCCGGCTGCTTGTCTGGCTCGGGCAGCGTTGATGCTGGGGCCCAAACTTCGACACGCTTTGTTTCTTCACGCGTCTGGCGAGGCGCACGCGCTTCACCAAGAGTTTCCATGACGTCGTCAAGGGAACGAGTATCACGAGTAGCCATATTAGTTCTCCGTCTTCATAAGTTCACGAGCGTACTGCTCGGGAGTAAGACCCAACCTCTTGGCGATGGCCAGCTGGGACTGTTTCAGCACAATCTTTTTGGGGGACCGGCTGCGTGAAGCAGGAGCTACGACATTCGCGCTCTTGTTTTCGCGCGAAGAGGTTTTCGGAGCCTCTTCATCCCCGAAGTAATCGGGGAATCGACGGCGCATCGTTTTGTCGACGGCTGTCCAATATTCGTCGGAACCCACATACTGCGGGCCACGTTCATTAACGAGCTTCTGGTGAAGCCCGAGAGCCGATGCAGTCATCTCCGGATCGGTCCCGTACCACGTATTACGCTCTTGCCACGTAACCGTTTTCTGGTCGAGCCGGGGCTGTTGCACCTGCTGCGGTACAATGTCTACCTCAGTTTCCGGCTGCTGTAAAGTAGGTCGATACTGTTCGACCTGCTGAAGCCGCAAAGTAGCCCGCGAGAGCTTTTCTTGAGCGTCGACAACCTTGTCAGCGTCACCAGACTCGTACGCATCGCGGTAAGCCCGACGGGCGGCGTCGATTTCATACTCGGCGGTCTGCTTATAGCTGCCGACAAGCGACTGTTCGCCTTCCGACAACGTCCTTTTCAGGCGACGGTTCTCTTCCAACAGGCGATGGGCGGCGTTAACGGCCTCCTGCTGCTCGCGCTGGACGCGCTCCTTCTCCCGGCGCTCGTCGTGCCAGACCTTTTTCATCTGCTTGAGGCGGGTTTTGACCTTGTCGGAGTATTCTTCGAGCTCGTCGTTCTCCAGCTCCTCGACAATCTCCTTTGGCATGGGCTCACGGCCCCTGTCAGCCTCCGGAGTATCGTCTACGACCTCCAACTGGGTATTTTCGGCGTCTTCAGCTTCGACTTCCCACTGGAAGTCGTCATCAGCGGGCTTGGTAGCCATCACTTCTCTCCTTTGTACGGGAAAACGCCCCCGTTAGGCGCGCGAGATGCCTCGCGGGTCGTCCACAACAGCTTCAACGCTGTCGTCATTGATGATGCGGAACTCTCGGTTGTGGATTTTCACCCGCGTACCCGAGTTCGGGCGCACCAAAACGAAGTCACCTTCCTTGCACCACGCCCCAGAAGGGAACCGCTTGGCGTCCTTGTAGGCGTCCGGGCCGATTTTCAGCACGAACAGCACGGTGGTCAGAAGTTCTTCGTAGTGGCGGGTGACATCTGCCTTGATGATACCCCCAGAGGTCTTCTCTTCGATGTCCGGAACAGCACACAGGATGCGATATCCCATCGGTTCTGGCAGCTGCTTGGGTTTGTCTTCGGCTGGCTGGTTGGCCGCCTCGACATTGGTCATCTTTCGCAGGGTAGGTAGGTCGTCGAACAGAGTTTTGTCCTCTGTATCAGTCATCGTCAGTCTCCATTTTGTGGGCAGTTTCAGCGATGAAGCTGTTAGCCATCATCAACCCACGGATTACGCCAGCGGCGTATTTGTATTCCCCGTGGTCTTTGGCGTGCCCACGCGCCAAATCGTCAGAGAGGATTTTGATCTCCTCGTTGTTCTTGTTCGCCAGATGGCGGAAGATGTCGCTCGTCATTCAGCCTCCTCGCCGGGTTTGGCCGGCGTTTGCTCACTCATCATACTCTCGCGGGCGACTTGGACGCCCACACGCAGCCCTTCCAGCTGCTCGTCCGATGCCAACCGTGCTTTGTCTGTAGCGACCTTGGCACCGACGTTGAGACCAGCAATCTCCTTCTGTGCTGCAATGCGCTCGCGCTCGATGTCGAGCTTGTCTGCCTTCTCGGCGGCAGTGACAGCAAACTGCTGTTCTTTGAGCTTAAGCTCGCCCTGCTTAATCTGAAGCTCCTGCATCTGCATCTGGACGATGGGGTCCTGTGCCTGCTGCTGGGCCTGCTGTTGTGCAGCTTCCCCTTGGTTCTTCCGGAGCAGCTGTTGTGCAGCGGCGGCGGCCAGACGAGACACCTCCAGCTCGGTCTTCTCGTCCATCTCAGCATTGGGCGGCGGCAGCGGTACACCAGCCTGCAACTCGACCTGACGACGATACTCAAACGCCAGATGCTCCTGCATGTGAGCCGTCATAGCCCCCATGATGGTCTGTGCGTTGGGGCTCTGCCCCACCATCTGCTGGATTTTCGGGTCTTGGATAGCCGCCATGTGGACGGCGAGGTGCGCTTCGTGGTCTTGGTACATAAACGCCTTCACCGGCTTCATGTTCAAGATGTCCATGTTCTCGGACACTGGGTCACGCGGCTTCATCTCGTCGCTGTCTTGCAGTGGGACCAGCTTCTGAGCGTTCTTGATACCCAGCACTTCGAGCATCTGCCGGTGCAGATAGGGCATGTCGTAGATGCCCGGAGCCGACTGCGCCAACTGGATAACCGCCTGATACTGGACGATTTTCTGTGCCATGGTGGCGGCGTTGGGGTCCGACACAGGGATGACATACACCTTGTCATAGTCGGCCTGCTTGGCGCGCTTGGGGCCAACCTCTGGCTTATAGTTGTAGTCGTCCGAGGTGTAGTCACGGATGATGGCCTTGAGGAGCTTGAACTCCTGCTTCATCGCGTAGTGGATGCGCGCCTGCACCGCCGACATGGTCTTCAAGGTGCGCTCAAGGATAGCCAGCGTCGTGCCGACCGGAGCCTGACCAGACATGTCGCTGATCTTCATATCAGCAGCGCCAGCGAAGCGGCGACCTTCTTCTACGATGGTACCCAGAAGGCTGTAGAGGACTTGGCTTGGCTCCTTGTACGGCAGCGGCATAATATTGTCGCGCATCGTACCACTGGCGACGTCGACGTCGCGCCATTCAGCCGGAGCGATGGGGGTGTCATCACCCTTAACCCGCAGACCTTTGGTCTTGAAGCCACCGGGCAGGTTGCTCAGCGTGCCTGCATCAACCAGCTGACGGATAAGACTCGTACCCGACTTGGCGAAGGCACCCACGAGGTGGATGAGACCGAAGGCATAGAAGCCAAACCCCGGCACGTATGAGTAGTGTACGAAGTGGTTGCGCTTCTGCTTCATCTCGTCGTCTGGGTTCCAGTTGCGACGGATAGCAAGAATGGTCTGTGTGGCCTTCTCGATGGTGACCACGTAGGGGACAGCGATCTGGGCTTCGGACTCGTCCTCGGCATACTCGTCGTCCGGAAGCACAAGGTCGACGTGCATCTCCAGCAGTTTGTAGCGGTCGTCACTAGACGCGCGGAAGCCCATTTTCTCCGCGATGGCCTTCTCGACCTCATCGAAGCTGTCGACAGGGTCATCCATCTCGACTTCGCGGTAGAAGCCTTTTACCTGCAACTTCTTGAGTTCATTAGGCGTTTTACGCATCACGTGAGTGACGCGCTCTGCCGTCTCAAGGTTGGACGCGCCGTAAGGCA